CCGTCTGGTCACTTGACCATATAGCAACTTCATCAACCTTGTCGTTGTTGCGCATATGCTTGCCACCGAATACGACCTCGCCTATACGAAATTGCTCATCTTTTATTGACGAATCCCAACCATCGTTTGAGTTCTCTTTATTTAGTGTTTGGCTAACGCCGTCAAGCCATATTTCAAAGCGACTATAATAATTGTTAATACTGCCACCATTGCTACCAGTCGTACCACCATCATAAGTGATAATAAAATGTACCCAGGTGTTATCGACTAATGAATTGTCAGGCGTGGTAAATCTCAACCATTCATCTTCAGAGCCAAATTTTAATACTAATTGCTCTTTGCTTGAGTTGCCATCCCAATAAACCCAAACACGACCTTCATCGTCTTTGTTAGTACCACCATAAGAAATGATAGTCTGATTTGAATCGCTAGAAGTTCCGCCTTTGAACCAACCTGCAATGGTCCAAGCATCACCAGAACCTGTACCGTTAGCCGCTCGATACATTGGGTTACTGGTATTGGCCGCGGCGTTCATATAATCGTTGTTATTAAAGTTAACTGATTTGGTATTTGAATAAGGGGGGTTAGAAACTGTTATGGTCAATGTTTCAGTGTCATCACCAAAATAGTTCACCGCTTTCATTGTTGGGGTATATACGCCATCGGCTGCAATTGAGCCTACCAACTTTCTAACATTACCCTCAACGGTAACAAGTCCAACTGGCAAGTTTTCCCACTCATAACCCACGCCACCTGTAGCGGTTAGCTCGTAATTAATAACCGCGTTTTCGGTTGTATTGACTGTTAGTGGGCTAGTTATAACTGGCGGTACGTTTAGGCCTGAGCCCGTGAACAACGCGTTAAGCGCATTGACTGTGGTTGAAGCATCTGAACCATATGCAACCAAACTTTGGTCAACAAATTCAGCGTAAGGGGTTGCAGTGAAGATATCAATGTCGCGCGCCAGGTCTTTGACACTTAAAAAGGTGTCTGATGGATTGACTAATATTGCTTGCAATGAATTAAGGAACTGGACACCATTTGCATCTTCAACAAATATAGCGTTTGCTTGCTCGTCTCTAAATATAATAATACTCATCGTTTTAACACCTGCACAACTGTTCCCGCATTAATCAAAGTACCGTTAGCCGATAACCTTGCCTGTAAAACAATAGGATTGTCTCTAGTGTTTAAATCACCTAAGTAAATTAAATCTGTGGCTAGTGAGAATCTGTAAGGTTGACCTGAACCGCTGTCTAATCGACCAATAATTTTTTCAAGTGTATAAGCACCACCGCCTGTGCCCAGCGCATATCTGAACTCTAAAAGTGTGTTGTTAGTTCCGGGAGTAACTTGAAAGTCATTGCGGATTAATAAGGTATCGCCCAGGGGCAATTCGGTTGGGTCAATACTACCGTCTGAAACGTCCATTAATTCGGTAACGCCACCAGGTTTATATGTGTCATTGGAGAACGCACCTAACCCATCGTTGGGAATGGTAGTCCAGACACCTCCGGATAATACCAATGGTGTACTGGCCGTTGATGTGTCATTGTAATCAATGAAGCCGGCTTCATCGCCTGAGCCGTTTGTACCACCAGTACAATTACCCACGCTCGGGACAAAATCACGGCACGTATCAATACAAGTCATTGTCTAATCCCCGCCGTAATATTTGGAGTGGTTGAATCACAAAGACGCAATCTAACCGTCTCACCGCTAACTAGGTATCGAATCAATCGCCCTGGCGCGGCAAGCTTTTCAACTGTAAACCAATTGGCACCACCATCCGGTGACGCCTCTAACGATAAACAACCACCGCCGAACGTTCCGGTGCCCGTAGCATAAAACATGTAATTGCCCGACACCGGAACGTTATAAGGTTTCGATTCACCGTCGGCTGTAAAACTATGTTGTATACTAAGGACGCCCATTTTACACGTCCTTTTCTTCAGCTTTCAATTCTTTAAGAACTGCAGCTGAAACTTTTTTAACTTTTTTAGCGTCAAGTAATGATGCAACATCATCTTCGTCAACGTTTACAGCAACAAGTTCTTCGCCGATTTGTACGAATGAGAAACCGAAGTACTTGGCAGAACCTTGGTAAAAAGGACCTACACCGTTATGGTTAGGTTGTGATAATTTTACATTGATTGTTTTTGTATCAGACATTTGATGCTTACCTTTATCAGTAGTTAATGTTTTAAAGATATCTAGTATAAAATACCTTTAAAACATTAACCAGAATAAACTGGTTAATGTTAGGTCATCAATCTTAGTTATTGATTGAAGGTAAACGCGCTAGTGCACGACGATTGAAGCTTACAAAGTTACTGTAAGACTTAACACGTGCAATCGTTTCGTCTTTAAGTTCAGCTTCACCAACCATTGAAACATCAAAACCCATTGGAACACCTTCCGGGTGAATCATTGCAATACCTGTTTTACTTGAACCATCATCGAAACAACCAGCGTAAACTGACGTTAATGCGCCACCTGTGATTGCTGCACCGTTAGCAGTTTCTTCAACTGATAAATAATCGTTTTGGAACATTGGAATGTTGTTGTAAACATCAACGTTACGTGTGCGACCGTTACCCATATCAAATGCCATTGTTTCGTTAACACCACCTAATGCACGTACTAGTGTACGGTAAGCGCGGATTGTACGACCTGGCATCATGATGAAATCAACTTCACCGTCTTTAGCCTTAACTAAATCAAGTAATTCGTCTAACAATTCAAAGCTCAATGCTTGACCAGCAGAAGCAGTGGTATATTGTGACGCGTCAGTTAATGTGTGTAATGAATCAAGGTTAGCACCTGTACCATCACCAATCGCCATACCTAGTTGCAATTTACGACCAACTGATTTTGCTTTAGATGCGATTTCAACAGCTAACTGGTCAACACCGGCTGATGCTGATTGCGCTTTAACTAAACCGTTTAATTCAGCATCACCAATAGTAGTTGTTGCTGTGAATGTTAATTGGGTGTTAGTGCTTGCGCCTTTGGCTGTGATTGTTCCGCCAACTGCTAAATGTTGAGAATCGCCGAGAACATTTTCACGGTTAACAATGACCGCTTGACCAGTATAACCTGTGAACGGCATAACTTGCCAGATAGGGTTGGTTGTGATGATATCTTCAATAATACCCGAAATCAGGTCATTTTGAATTAGTTTTTGTGCTTCTGCTAAAGTTTGAGTTGCCATGATAGTGGGCCTCGTTAGTTTACGTTACAAGGCACATTATTGTGCCAAGATTAAAAGTGTTTAAATCTCAGCGCTGCTGAAGTTATTTGATTGGATATTATTAACGCGGCTAATGATATCAATTTGATATCATGTTAACACAAAAAAGCCTGTAGTCAAAACAGGCTTTTTTGTTGTGGGGTTATTGGGGTTTAATTAAAACTCATCATCACGGACAACAAAAATATTTGCTTGGTTAAATATCTGCAAACCTAAATCGGGATGAACGCAATTTCTCAGTATTTGCGCTGGACAATGATTGTTACCATAGTAGATATTTTCCTCATAATGAATACCAAGCCAATCTTGCAATAATTTCTTACCGCTAACCGTTGCTTGATTTATAAAGTTCTTAGGTTGCTTAACCTCATCAGCTTCGAATTCAAAGTTAGACCAAAATAAATGTCGACCAATTTGTTTTGTTGGCGCAACCAGTGGTGTATAGAACGGCTTTACATTCTCAACAACATATTGACCCTTAAAGAAATGCTCTAAAAATATTATCTCCTGGTAAAGACTCATATCAGTGTATCGGTTTAATTTATGCCTTGTTGCTTTCGCCATTCTACTATGCGTTTGACAAGGTGGACTTGACCATACAAAATCAAACTCTTCGTGGTGGTCTAATAAATATTGATGAGCATCGCCAACAATAACCTCATCGTCAGGGTGTAACCTTTTATATATCGCTGCAATTTTAGGGTCCATTTCAACCGCCGTCACCTTGCAGTTTTCCCACTTCTGACGGTTACCACCTAACCCCGCATATAAGTTTAAAGTTCTAACGTGTGCGACGCTGTTTGCAGGTTGACCTTGGTTTGGGTATTTCTTATTCATTATATTTTTATCCTTCTGGTTATTTAGAGTGCTAACTATAATCTACATTCATATAGAAGTAAACATAAATGTAGAGTTAATATGAAATAAAAAACCACCTCAGTGGGTGGCTAAACAGCTGTAACAATGTCAGCCTGTTTAATTATTTGAGTAAGTCTTTCAACCCTGCCGCTATTTTATCATGCGATGATGATGCACTGCGATTAGGTTCACCACCTTCACCGCCATTACCTGCGCCTGGACTATTGGGTACGCGCATAAAGTCAGGTTGGTTATTAACGAATTCAGCGATAGTCAAATTACCGTCGGCACCTGTCAAGATTGCTTCGCCGTTCTTACCAACAACAATGCCATCTTCAACTTTAAACGTTGATTTGATTTGGGCCATTAACGCATCATGTGCATCAGGTCTGATTTTGGTAGCGCCGAAAGCTTTGAATGCTGCACCTTCAATTTCAGTTTTACTAACTAGTGTATGGTATTTACTTGTTGCATCACCGGCCATATTTGTCGCGGCCAATAACTTACCTTCAAAATCACTTTTCTGATTAGCAAGACGTTCAGCGATTAAGGTTTCAATATCACCCTTGTCGATTAATTCTTTATCACGTATCTTGCGTTCAGTCTCAAGCATGGAATTGTATTTATCCATGTCAATACCTTCATTTGCCTTGGCTTGTTTAAGCAAGTCAACATTTGACGCACGAAATTCATCTAATTTGGTTTTATCAACAGCTCCTTCAATTTGCATGGTGAAGTTATCACCGTCTGCAACATATAAGGCTTTGAAGTCGTCGCTTAATTTCTCGTGTTCGTCTTTATTGATTTTAAATTTCATGTATAACCTCTGGTTATGTTAGGTTTGCTTTGCCCCACGCTGCAGGGAAAGTATTCTTGAGTTGCTCCAATGTTAGGGGCTGGTCTAGTCTATCAACAAATTTGTCTACTGTTAAGCCCCCTTTGCGAAATAATTCTGCACGTGATTTACCTAACGCGTCAACCTGGAACTGTTTTGGCTGGCGAGTTAACCAACTATTATAATCATTCTTAATACTGGTCTGTTTGCCGCCGTCTAAACCTTTACTTGAACGCGTACCGGTTTCAAGGTCCAACTTAGTTACACCATCAACTTCTTTCGTCTCACCTTTGAACACTGGCACAGTAGTCGAGCGACAATTGGGATGAGCCGGCGGTAATGGACCTTTACCTACAGGATATACTTGACCGTCACGTTTTTGACACGTTGGGCTGGTGCGACTATCTAACGTACTGACCCAAGCATATTGCTTAACAATATCTGAGTTAGATTTATATACAGCTTCTTTGGCAACAGTTGCGGTATGTTGTATTGAGGTACGAACCATTCGGGCGGCAGCATTACGGGTAACTTGCATTGACCCGTCTTTAAATTTTAACTCAGAAGTACCGATAACATCTTGAATGATTTGTTGATTGGTACGACCTTCAGCAAAACCGGTTGCAACATTGTTGCGAATCAATCGCGCTTGGTCTTTTGGAAAGTCTTTTAACTCTTCAAGCAATAACTTAGAGGTAAACGGTCGCGCCTTGGCTGCAGTGGCAACTTGACCTGCTGTCGGCACTGTAGTCTGTAAACTTCAAGGTCCAACGTTAATTGCTGAACATATTCAGTTAGGAAGAATTCACTATCTTTTCTGATACGGTCAAGGATGGTGCGAATACGCTTACGACTTGTAAACGTATTGGACTGTGAAAGTTGCTGAATTAAACTCTGTTCAACCTTCTTCAGAAAAGCCGATAAGGAATTAACCTCACCGGTTTTAAATCTTTCCAAATAATGTTGATGACGGTTTTCAGCGTCAAAAATTTCATTACTCATTATTAAAATCCGAACCGGCGTTTATTCTGTCGGCCTCATCTGTCGGCGAAATACCTTTTGGCAATAACTCACCTTTATGTAATAAGTTTAAGAATGTATCAAGACTGATAGCTTCAGATTGGAACATTTTTAAATACTCAGACAATTGTTGAGGCGTTAAGCTTGCATCAATGAAGTCTTTGTTTAATTCAACAATAACATCGTCAGCATTTAAACCTGACCATTCAGCTAATATGCGAATTAGGTTTGTGATACCACTCTCAACTGACTGTGCGATGGTACCAAGTGTTGCGCTTTCACCGGACTGTTCAATGCGCGCAGTTTCAGCAGCTTTCACACCTGGCGCTTTACCTTGTAACATTCTTGCGCCAATACTCGCCATTGTTTCAACATCAGCCACGATTGCTTTGTCAATAGCCGATAAACCTGCGCCGGTAAACTCTAATAACTCAGCACGTGCGTCAGTATCTTGAATGTGATTACTTGAGCCCGCACCAACAGTTAAGTTAATTTGCTTACCTTTCGCATCAGTCATTTCACCGAAAACAAATAAGGTTGGCAAAGCAGTCCAATGTAAACCGTGACGTAAATCAGTTGATAAACGATACTGGTCCAAATTAACATCAGCTAAATGCAATAATGCTGGCGGGGTTAACAT